TCTTTCAAGCGGTTTCTCCTGTACGTATCCAGAAGTCGGACTTGAGTTTCCCTGGCCTGTAAGCAACGGGGACATTCCGCTGTTACTGGGCAGAGGGGGGTTTGCAGGTTTGTTAATGACTGCGATCTGGGAACGGAGCATTTCATTTTCAAGCGCGCCTCTTTCTAACTGAAGACTCATCATCTGAGCATCGTACCCGGCGCGCTCCTTCTCGCTCATCCCAGCTTGGATCGCCCGACCTAGATTCTGACCCATCTTCCCAGCAAAATCCGCAGGAAGAGGACCCGCGTCCACGCCAACAGCTACAGGCGAAAAAGATGCCCCGGGAGCACCAAGGGCAGCGAGTGGGCTTAAGCCGGCAGCTTTCGCATCCTCGACTCTCCATCGAATCCCATGCTGAGCGAACTCACGCTGCATGGCAATATTACCGGCAGCGATTTCCTTTTGAGCCGCATTATAATCCGCAGCGCGTTCCTTTTCTGCTTCGACGCGCTGCTGTTCACTCCACCAATCCGCCACATTTGAAGCTACCCAAGGTAGAACTGTATCCCAGAAGACGCACCGACCTTTCAGACCAAAGTCAACAACTGATTTTAGAACGCCATGAGAAGCGGGGGTGTCTACGACCGTATCCCCCGCGACCCCCCAAACCGAGTGCCAACAGAACCTCGCGGCGAGTGCGCCGCCTATGACAAGTCAAGACCCGGTCCGCCGCCTCAAACGCCACCCGCGAAGGCGGACCGGGAGAGTACAGGCTCTGAGAGGCCCGTAGACGCATCCTGGGCCGCGGCGGTGCCTGGTCCACCACAAGCCTCGACCGGGAACCTGAGACGGTCAAGGCAGGGCGATGAGGGCCCTCAGGATGCCAATACCTGCGGTCTTCGACCGCGCGCAACCGAGGGTCAGGCAAAGGGGTAGGTTTCCAAGACATGAGGCCGACGAGCAGGGGGTCCCTAGCGATAGCTCGGGTATCGCGCTTTCGGCCCGTATTAGAACGTGATCTACCCATACCTGACCTTAGAAGTTGCTGTCACCTAGCACAGTAGGCATCAAGTAGCCTACTGTGCGTCATTGTTTCCCGAAGCCGCCGGATCCGGAACCTTCTCGGACCCCCCACTTGGCTCATCCTTCGTCGGTTCACCTCTCGGCTTCGGGGTTTCTTCTTTGAAGTTGTTTTTACGGGCGCGACGAGGCTTGGCAATTTCCTCCTCATATCGATTAAGGTGATCAAAATGCTCCTCATAAGGAGAATTAGGTTCGTAATCGTCGCCAACGTCGAAATCATCGGACTCCTCCAAGGTTTCATAGCCGGCCTCACCTAAACGTTGTGAAGCGACCTCCATTCTAACACGGAGCGCTATTTTTTCCTCAAGAGACATCGGGCGCTCAAACCCGATTGGAAGAGCCAAAGGCGTGGAATCAAGAACCTCGCGACCGTCTTTATCGATACTACCCATTGACAAACTCCTTAATAAATGAACGACGAACCGGACGCAGCGACCATACGACGCGCCTGAATAGAGTGGTTTACCATCACCAAAAGCTGGTGGGAGCTTGTATCCGCGTAAATGCGGTTCGTCGGATTGCTCTTCACGAAGTCACCATTCAAAGTCACGTCGCTAGAGAATTCCCGGGCCATATGCCAGTACTTCAAGGTGTCCCTAAACTCACCAGCCACAGTAGACTCCGTCCGACGATATTCGTCGTATCTATCCTGGTAGCCGAAAGTGTCATTAGGACCAGAATCAGCAGCATAAACTTCTTTATTCAACACCTCCTGTTGACCAATGTGTTGGAGCTCCTTCTGGAAGAAATCGTACTTCGTACGGCGATTAAGAGTGCGAGCAAGCCCTTGCATGTACACAGTGATCGGCTGAACACTGAACATCGAAATCACGTAGCCGTGTTCTTCAAAAAAACGTCGATAACGGTTGGAACGCATTGCCCCAATACCGTGCCCTTTGAGAGCTCCAACGTCCCCGACAAATTCCTCCTCAGTCGAATCGTAGACAGGGGCAGTTTGGAGGACCTCAGAAAATTGGATAGTTTGCTTGCCGCCTCCAAGGTACTCCGGCCGCTGAAGTCTTGCATCCGAGGAGCGGATTCCCAGGTAACGAAGATACTCAGAGTAACGCGAGCCATAGCGAGCACGAGCCTCCTCATAGCGCTGAAAAGCAAAAGCCTCACGAAGGTCGTTGATAGAGGCCGCGGTAGCAGAAGAAAGGTCCGCGTAAATCTCAGGGACCTTGGTGCCACCTACGGTGTGCGACTGAACATAGAACGTGTTATCCGCGCCAGCAGACCCTTGAATGGTTTTCGCGTCATTCCAGTTAACGGAAGTTCCATCTGACTCATAGCCGGTGGCCGTACCACCGAAAGCGGTGGTGTTCTTAGCAATGCCTTTAACATAAGCACGTTCACCCAGAGGGATAGTGACCTCGGCGCCTTTTTGAGTCCAAGGCCGAGAGGTCGTAAAATAATCCTTCTGCCAACACACATTCTGGAGTGTTTGATTTGTAGTGGTATCTGCGCCATCGGTTTTGTCGATCGTAAGCGCAGTCTGTAGATCCTGGTCCCGGTAAAATTCATTCCACACTAATGCGTAAGCGCGCAAAGGAAGGGCGCTGAACTCAATGCCATTGATACCAGTTGGTACCCCAAGATAATCAGAAAGAGAGCCCACAGCAGCACCGCTAGCAAGAGTAACCGTCGGAAAGGTGGAAGCGTTAAGTCCGTCGGGTCCTCCAGTAATAAAGTTCTCCCAATCATTCCAAACAAGACGATGAGGAACAAACCAATGATGGATCCGAGCATGAACAGGATGCATGACAGGTGCATTGAGGGGTTGTACCCGAATGAGAGCAGAAGTCGACTGCTGAACAGTGTCCCCTGGCAAAACTTCGGTTAAACCGCAAGGAATCAATTGGCCCTGGTTACACGACAAGAGTTTATAATGGGACAAAGAAAACTTATTTCGCTTCATAGTGTTCCTCTCTTCTTTGAAAAAATATTATACCTGGCTTCATAATTCAATACCTTCTGCGAATTCTCCTGGAGTAACTGCTTTTTCGTCCTCGGAACGCGCGTCTCCGCCGCCCGATCGTATTCTTGCCACATTTCCTGCACCCGCTTCGCAAACGCATGATTTCCAGCCTCCTTTAAAGCTGCTCCATTGGGCAGCGCATCACGAAGCTTTCCACGAAGATAGCGACCGAGAGGCATCTGCTTATTACCGTGCTGGAGAAAACACGGAACATCTGAATGAGATTCTAAAATGGGTGCACCCCGCGCGGTAGAAAGAGCTTTCGCAACATCCGCCACAGCGGGGGCCCCTATACCCGGACGCAGGGACATCCGAGCAAATTCCGGATAACGACCCTTAAGACGTGGGTCGTCTGATTTAGTCATTTTTTTTGTGACGTATCCCGCAACATACTGAGCAGAGTCTTTCGTAAGAGTCCCAACGCTACAATAGCCACGGTTCCACGCGAGCTCAATCTTCTCTGAGTCCTCGGATCCAAGCCCGAAGATGGCAGCATGGTAATGAGGTCTCTGAGTCTCGTCTCCGTATTCAGCAACAGCGAAGTAACGTATCCGAACTGGATCCACCGCGAATCTAAGCCTTTTAAAGAAGTTTCGCAGATCCTCTGGCGAGACGGAGAGATCCTCCGGGAGTTCTTCAGGTGAGTACGTAAGAGTGACGAAGCAATTTTTGGCATGTTTTAGGCTCTCCAACATAATCCGATGTGTCCAGAGCCTCCGCCTGTTTATTCGACAAGGAAGGCACTGGCCACAAGGGAAAGGAGTAGCAATCTGAACAAACGGCTTTTTACACAGCACCGGTTTACATCCTGAAACCGACACGAAGACCACGAACCGCACCACGACGCATCCTGCGACGTGAACGACCACGGCGTGAACGACGACGGCGATAAGCCATGCTAGACCTCCTTTCTAACGATACTGCTTTTTATTCCAAGACCGTTTAAGACCGTCCCAAAACCCTTCTTCCGAACGTTTCGCAGGCCGGAACTCCTGAACAAGCGGGTTCCAAAGCCACTTATCGTAGCCTTTAGGCAGTGGGTAATATTTAGGGTCCGGAGCAGGATGGCCTTTGATCGCAGGTACAAACTGATTCCGAATAGCCCACATCATCTCCGGAATAAACTGATCCTCAATTTTGTTTTTCACGTCCGTCGACGGAACAATTGCAAGACCCGTAGGAGTACGGACGTAACTATAATCAGGAACCTCGCCCACTTCTTGGGCTGGTCGACCGGGCTGGGAATGGATTCTTTCAAGCGGTTTCTCCTGTACGTATCCAGAAGTCGGACTTGAGTTTCCCTGGCCTGTAAGCAACGGGGACATTCCGCTGTTACTGGGCAGAGGGGGGTTTGCAGGTTTGTTAATGACT